CAGTAGGTATTGCTGCTGCTCCAGTGGAAGAATCTTTATTGACGATGTTTGCAGCATTTACTGATAATGCGCTTGCTGCGGCTGCTAAAGCACTAGTGTTTGCATTGCCCGCAGATGTAGAGGCTGATGATGCAGAATTAGCTGCTGCTGTTGCATTAGCTGAAGCATTTTGAATGACTGTAATATTTGCAGTATTAGTATTTATGGATGCAATATTGGTAGCAACAGTATTGACATTAGTAATGCTGGCACCTACATTGGTAACATTAGTATTATTTGATGCGACTGTATTAATATTTGTTGCATTAGCTACTGCTGCATTGATATTTGCGGAATTTGAATTTACCGCGATTAAATTAGTTAAATTGTTATAAAGTGCAACAATGTATCCTGCCATAACGCTAGGACTAATACCACTTGAAATATTGACTTTAACGGCTAATCCTACTTGTACCGCCAATTGCTGAACAAGAATTGTTAAATAATCAAGAGCATTATTTACAACAGAGGGGTAGAAATTACCCGCATTGGTCAAGTTGGTGGACTGTAATGCTTGTACTTGGCTGCTCAAAGTCAGTAAATATCCACTAGGAGGTGCAGTTAATACTGTGACCGTACCGCCAGGGGATGTATCTTGATTAGAATTGAGAGAAACCGTGTACTGAGAAGTTAAGGCGAGAGTGGTTTCAAGACCAGTTAAATCTGTTTGAATGACCAATACATCGGAAGCTTGAAAGACTTTAAAGCTAAATGGGAATACTGTTTGTATTCCCGTTCCGGTAAATGGGCCAGCGACGCGCGTGCTGCTACTAATCATTTCGGACACCCTCTTAAGATACTAAGAGTGTCCGATAAGACCTTACTTACTTGTACACCCTATTTCTTATGGCCACCGACTACCATTCCTTGTGCATACTCAAGGGCATTGGCTGGTTGTTGCTCACCATTGCTGACATCACGCATATATTGAAGTGATTTTCCAATTTGACCTAAGCCTGGAATATGCAAGCCCATACCGGCAGCATCCGCAACGTCTTGAATAAGTTTCTTAGGTTCTTTACCTTGAGCAAGTTGAACAACATCTTTACCGCCTCTTACCACCCTAGAAATCCAAGATTCAGCGCCAACAACACCAGCGTTACGATTATCTTGAATCATTGAATAAGCATCTCGAACTAAAGGTACTGTTCCAGCAACTTCACCAGTAATGGCTTTTGCTGCCCATTCAAAAATGTTTTCACCTTCTTTTAAGCCGCCTTCAGATAACCAACCCGCCCATAATCCAGGTACGATAATTGCCATAAAGGTGCGGGCAAGGATTTCTGGTTTTGCCATACCTGGTGTTTGAAATTTATTTACGCTATCTGCTATTTGACCATAAGTGTTGTTCATAAATCCGTACAACATAGTGTAAGTTTTTATTACTTCACTAGGTGCCGTCATGATATTGGATCTAGCCGATTCCACGTTACTTCCGTGAGCTTCGCGAACAATCTTATTTGCATAGGAAACCGCTTGCTTTTCAGTCATGGGCTTACCAGTACCGCCTTGATCAATTGGGATTCCTTCAGTAATGGCACGATCATAGGCTGCCCAAGCTGTTGGAACGGCAGTCATCATGTCTGACCAAGCAACAGCAGCATGTCCGAATCGTTCTGCTCTACTTTTTAGACCTTCTGGCTCAAATAATGAGCTTGCTGTTGCCCTGTAATCTCGATCTTGCTGGAGTAATCTGGCATTAATCTCGCCAAACTTCTCTTTTGCTGATTCAATTTGATTCGTATAGTCATGACCCATTGCAGCTATGCGACTTGCAAGGTACTTTTTACTATCGCCAGAGAAATAGCCAAGGGTTTTAATACCAGCAGATCCACCGTGTTTGAGTACAGTTGTGGCGCGTAATGCAATTGCATTCATCACCATGCCAGTACGGGTATATTGCAATAATCGACCTAATGCTCCTACTGCACGATCTGAGTTATCAGAGTTGGCAATACGCCCCATCCAGTCTTGAATCGCTTTATATTCTTCACGTCCATAAGCTTTAAAGAATTCTCGTCTAAAGTCAGCATTTTCTACAATCTTATTAGCATCGATTAGGGCTTCACGATAGGCCAAGTCATGAATCGATTCGTGCATGCTTTGTTCAATTGTGTGGAAATTGAGATCTATCGCATCGGTATAGCCTTCGACGCGAGCATTCATTGAACCATTCGTGGTGGACTTACGGCTAAAGTAATCCCGATTAAATAATCCTTCACTTGGATTAATCGCTTGATTAGCAGCATCCTTTTCGCCCCTGCGTGAGCGCAGTGCATCATAAGTAATTGCTGCATAGCCACCACGCATCTCACCAAACGGAGTATGAAAGGATCTAGCCTCCACTTTATCTGGAGTAGTTTGACCCAGACGGCGATACATTGCTTCCATCTGCGGCCAATGCTTTTCATAGAGATCCCAAACATGCTGAACAGCTTGCCAATCTTTTGCAGTCATATTGTCATGCAAGAATTCCCAAACCTTTACAGGTTCCCAGCCATAACCTTCAGTAAGCTTGTGAAAGTTGGATTCATTACCCACATGAATAGCCATACCGATCATTTTTCCGCGTGACATCTTCATAAAGACGGATGAACCCGATTCTTTAGTAGCAATTGCATCAATCAACTTGTCGTTATGCAAGAATTCTGTCAGACTCTTTTGCCATTCTTTTCCTAATTCTTCAGCCTTGGCAGCAAAGTCATCGGATAAACCTTTAAGCATCCTAACCTTGTTGTAGTTGGCATCAATAATCGGATCAAAGATGGCCTTTCCAAATGGCCCCAGAATGTCATGGCGATCAAACGCATTGCGCTTGTACTCTTGCGGGGTAAGTTGAGCATGTAAGGCTCTTAATCCGCTAGATAGCTTATCCATTGCAAAGGTAAATTTGCTAATGTCGCGATCTTCTCTACGGGTATAAATCTCATCAGTGCTAAAGCGCTCACCACGCTCTTGCAGTTTAGGGATTAACTCATTCTTTACATAGTCAGCTACTTGTTGCTTTTGACCATCAACTGTCAGCATATTGCGCTGGCGACCCATGTGTTCAATCGACTTGATCGTATCGACTAATCCCTTAAATTCTTCCACCGTCATGTTTTTATAGGGCTTTTTGAATTCAGGAGCAAGCATTTCGGCTGTAACTGTTGGGGAGTAACCTGCTTCCATCTGAGAAGTAATCCATTTCTCAAGATTTAATTGTCCGCGAGTAGGTTCAGTACTAGGGTTCTGACGTAAATCAAAACGAGATAGCAAGTTGTCAATCTGATCGCGTACATCTAAATCAATCTTATTGCGTAAGCTTTCTTTATTAAAGCGCTTAAAGTAAGTTAATCCCTTTTGAATATCTGAGATGGCATCGGTAGAAGCTTTAAATAAACGGTTATTGAGTAATGCCTCGCGTTGAGCTTTAGCTGCGCCTTCTGGATCTTTAGGCGCTAATTTCAGCAACTCTTTATTGGCTTTAGCTTCAGCAGCAGAGTATTGAGTAGGTCTTAAATCCCCTACCTGCTTTTGAGCAATCGCTGTTTCAGCAGCCACTTTCGCTGCTTGATTGATTTCGCGTACTGACATAGGCGACTTGGTAAACATCTTAAGGCCAGTAGCCATCATCTTGGAGCGTACTTCATTATGAATTGCACCTTCAGCAGCACGTTCTACGCTTACTGGGTCAGTCAGATCGCCATGACGCTCTAACATGCGCTGATCAACCATCTTGGTAATCAGGGTTTTAGGATCTTCAGCAGCGATCAAAGACTTTACTAAATCACGGCCATTATCCATGCCGAATAATTCAGCAACAATTTGAGGGTCTAAGCCAGTCTTTTTGCTGGTCATCTTCAAGTTTTCCAGTTTGCGCCAGGCTTCATCTTTGCCTGTACCAAACATGTATTCAATATCTTGAGTGCTAAGTTTTCCATAAGCCATTTCTGGCAAATCTGGTAATGGTTTTAAGCCATCACCATAAGCCTGTTCCATATCACGATGGAATGAATAGCGATCAACACCACGACGTTGATCTTCAAACATGGATTCAAATTCAGAAATATCTGCTTTGCCATGCTCATCTTCAGTCAAATAGCCTTCTCTAGCCAATTTCTCAGCCATCTCATCGACTTCTACTCCACCTGTTTTATGAACGACTGGCTTACCTTTAGTGCCATATTCATTAATCTTACGACGTTCGCTGTCTGTTACACCCCAGGCCTTTTCAACCGCATCATGCTTTAAGCCGCCAAGCTTGGAAATTGCTGTAAAGATATTATCTTCATCTGGGTTAATTGCGCTTTTGCTAATTTCTTTGACTTTTTCGCCTTCTACCAAGTCGCCATGTTTTGCTGTTAGGAATGTCCAAACACGATAAACAGGCTGCTTCATAATCTCAGGAATGACTTCACGGCGAATAGCTGCACGCTTTTCAATAGCTTCGCGTTGCATCGACTTGATCATCTTATTTTTAGCGTTTGTAGACCACTTCATATCGCGCATTGATCGTGCTTGCATCTCGCTAATAGCTTGATCAGTGGCTTCTTTTCCAAGTTTTTTGTAATCTTCGGCTAATTGGCCAGCCTCAACTGGCAAATTAGGGATGGCATATGCCTGAACTTTTTCAGCCTCAGCAATAGATTGTTCGCTTGCCAACATGCGATCCATTACTCCTTTGACTTCTGGGCTAACTTCACCTCGCATTGCTTGATAGAGATTGAGTAACCAGCTACGGAAACGACTAAATAAGCTTTGTAATTCAGGAGTCGGAGCTTTACCAGTCATAAGGTAATCTTCAAATCCATTGGCAAAAGATTCATGGCCTTCACGCTTGGCATTAAGATCCATTGATGACCAGTTAGCCATACGTTCTTCTGGTGTTTCACCGGCAACCTTAAAGTGCTGAAGTAAGGTATCAAAGTCTTGTTTAATGCCTTTAGGAGCTTCTGGTAATTTCGCTAGATCGTGCATGCCTTCTAAGAAGAAATGGCCAGATTCATGCAGGAATGTTGAGAGATCTGCATCTTTGAGTAAAGCTAAAGTATTGGAATCAGGGGAATAAGCTCCGCGTGATTCTTGAAACAATAAATGCTCAAACTCACCAATCTTGGCGGTACGATCTGACTCATCACCAGACTGATAAGTTTTTATGTCGGTTATACCTTTGTCATTTAAAGCTTTGATCACTTTGGGATCGACATCATGCGGTACAACGGCACCTTTAAATTCATCCAATCCTACTGAACGCAACAATTTTGCTTCAAAATAAGCAGTTGGAAGATCCTTCAGCTTATTCATAAATTCAACAATTTCTTGTTGCTTTGCTTCAGGAACCTCACTAAATCCGTTTTCCTTTAATGCTTTTGGCAAACCCATTGTGGCTGCATCTTGCATCGTAGAAGATACAGTATCTAAAAAACCAAAACGATTACTTGCTGGATGAAACTCCTCCATACCTTCAGCTACTTTAAAGAATTCTTTATTGATTTCTTCTTTAACGGATTCAAAATCCTTTTCGCTTACCAATAAATCTTGAGATTTCTTAATTTGCTCAATACTTTTAAATTGAGGAGATACTTTTGAGCGAATATTACCAACGCCATAATTAAAATTCTCGCCACCACGAAGATCTTTTTTAAGAATCTTGACGACGTTATCAATGGTGTGATCTGCATATTTTGCATAACCATTGTCATCACGGCCTTTAAAGATTCTTTCTTTAGCCCCTACATCGCGTAAAGTTTCTTCTGCCAGCGCTTTCAAATCATGGTATGAATTGACATTAACGCCTTTAGATTCAGCATATTTTTCAAATGCTTTATCTCTAGTTAAATCTTTAGCAGATTCAATATCGCTGCTGTAAATTTCACGGCCATCCTGAAATTCTTTCAACTTATTATTCAATCCTTTAAGCGCATACTTATCTAGCTTTACATCTACTTCTGGATAGCGTGGGCTATAAATATCCGAACCAAATACTTTAGCGCCATCTTTGGGGTTAATTAAACCCTTATCAGCCAACAACGTAATGTCGCCAAACCCTTTAATTGGGTTTTCTTTAGTAGTTACGGCTAATGACGGAACTGGTAAACCACCAATACGATCAGCGTGAAGCAGGTTTTCACTGCTTAAGTTGTGCTGCGCAATGAGGTTTTTATTTTGGTGGTACACCTCTGATTTATTTGGATCAAAATTACCATTGTTTCCAATTGATGACTTTAATTGGCTTGGCTCAAATACTGCAACTTGACCAATCTTATAGGTATTTTGACCTGTTTTTACATGCTCAATAATTCCATCTACACCTTCATTCTTAAGTTTTTTGTCCAACTTTGAGATTATTGAATCTCTTTCAGTCATATTTAAACTGGAATCATAGATTTGCTTACCTCCGGATAATTCAGCAAATTGCTTGTGATAATCCTCTAAAGAAATTGGTTTTTTTATACTAGCAAATAAAGGCATAACATTAGGAGATGATCCCAATTTACGTCTAGGGGCATTTTCAGCATAATCTGATGCAGCAGACTTATTTCCGGATAAATAAATCTTGTCTTTTCCAAGGCCTAATCCAGCATTTCTACCTTCCTTATCATTGGACTTTTTCATTGAAAATTTGGAAATGTCGTTTCCAGTTCCATGATAAAGAACTAATGGATTTCCAAACTCATCTATTGCCTTGCTATCTCCAAACCAAGCTTTAAATTCTGGGGTTTCTGTTTGCTTAATTGCGTCCTGTTTATAGAAATTGCCTAATTCTGGATTTTCATATACAGTGGTATTTACAAGGGCAGGGTTGGCTTGATTGCGCGGGGAATTGGACCCCGAGTTGCGTTCAAGCCAATCTTTGCCCTTGGTCTTTTCATCGCCAGTTATAGTGGGCAATGGCCGTATAGCACGCAATTCATCTGGGCTAATGCCCATACGCTCTGACATCGTGTCGTACCAAGCGCCATGTAGTGCTGAATACTCTTTAGCTACCGATGAAGGAAAGCGGCCAGTTGCTTCTAATTGACGTTGCACATCATCAGTAATCGCTTTTAATTGCTTAGAGCGCTCATCTAAAGCGGCTTGCTTTTGAACTAAATCTTGAGCTTGCTTAGTCATACTTTCTTTTTGTTCAGAAAGTAATTGCTGGCCTTCTTTATAGGTCAAGCCTTCAGGATCAGTTTTAAGGTAATCCATGATCACATCATTAAGTGGTGACACGGAAATATGAGTAGCGTAATCTGCTAATGGAATACGAACATCCCCACCGGTCTGAAGCGCTTCATGCAATTGATCAAATACATCTGGCAATTGAGTTTTAAATTGATCTTCTGTAATTCCCGCTTGATGGAATGAATCTACTAAAGTTTGACCGTTAATCCAAACTTCTTTAGGCGCTTGGCCATCATCTGTTACAGAGCTTACAAAATCATGGAATGCTTTGGGATCATTCTTTAAAAGCGTGGACTTTTGCGCTAGATCTGAAACGCCTTGAATGACATCACGGGTTTTAGTAGCTTCTTGCACTTTTTCAGCAGTTTGAAATTGCTCTTGAATGCGCGGCATGATGTCGCGCACTTTATCCATATTAGGAAACCACTTGCCATCTACCTTACCTGGGCCATTCAAGGTAAAAAAAGCATTTAACCCATAGTTAAATATCTTGTCCTGCAATGAGCGATCATCCCAAGGAGTTTGACCATTCATTGCATCTTGCGCTGCTGATACTCCTAAGAAACGCCCTAAGTATTGAGCTAAAGTATTTTCTGGGAGCAATCTACCTGCGGCACCAAAAGTAGCGCCAGTAGCAGCGCCAGAAAGCATGCTATCGCCAATTTTCTTTTCAGCTTCATCAGCAGAATGGCTATCAAGTATTGCACTACCAGACTGCTCTAATCCTGACGCCAATCCTAATACGGCAGCTTGATGCCCTGCTTCTTGAATCAAATGTGTTGCCCACGATGCACCATCCGCAATAACAGGAGCTTCACCAAGCAATGCGCCAGATAGTTTAGCTGGGCCAGCAATAAAACCAGCTAATTGACCACCGGCTCCAGCCGTTGAAGCTTGCCATGAATGAGGCTGAGTTTCGACTGTATTTTTGCCAAGGCCAAAAGTCATCGCTTTCATAAACTGTTCAGCAGCCATATCAGGAATCTGTGAAGATCCACCAATAGCTTTACGGGATAATTCCCATGCTTGATCGTTTTTGGATTGGATTTCTGATGGGCTTGCGCCTGGCGCTGGAGTCAGGTCAGGATTGATTGATCTTCCAACTAAGATTGCATTGGCTTGCGCAGCATTAGATTGCTGCCTTTGTTGTTCAGCAGTTTGTGTACCAAAAATATTAGCAACATAATCTGTTAATCGATCGCGCAATGAAGGTGCTTGATCTGGCAAACCTACTGCTGCTGGGAATTGACTGCCATCAGTAATGTTGTGAATATCTACTGTGTTTGGCAATCCTTTTACAGCTTGCTCAGTCGCGGCCAATGTAGGAAGATCAGTATGCGACTTAGCCGCATTGAGTGGATCACCTAAAAACTGCGCTAAATGTGGGTAATTTGACACCATCTTATCGGCATCAAAGTTTTGCATCGCCGCTTGTTGGCGTGCCACCGTAGGATCTGCTGCAACGCTATCAACTGGAATGCCTAAAACACCCGCAATCTTAGAATGCTCCGCTACTTGTGCGGGATTCTGGGGTACTGCGTTATAGACATTGTTGCGAATATTTGAAGCTTGGGATTGCATTACCTGCGCTGCTGCGCCGTCAAACTCATTGGATGTATCAGCCATTGTTTTTCATTCTTTTCGCCCAGTAGGTGCGTAAAATTTGATCGTTAGAAGGTGATGTATTGCCATTTCTTGCTAAGGCAGCTTTGATCTGATCTAGTTGATCGCCAGGCATGTCCCCTACCGTCATCTGCAAGTAAGGTAATTGCTTAACGCCAGCTAAAGTCATTCCTAAGAAGGTGTTTTTGAACTGCATGTTCTTAAGGAATGATTGATCGATATATTGGCTTACCTCTTGCTGGCTCATCTTTCGACCAAGTTGCTGCTGTTGGTCAAAGATTCCATCAGAGATAAACTTTTGAATCGTTCCTAAACGGGCTTTATCTTCGGCAGATTTGGGTTTTGTTTCAATACCAATTTGAGTTAAACGATTATTTAGCTCAGATGTCATATATTTGCTATTGATAGAACCAGCGCTGGCATCTGCTTTGCCACTAGCCTCATCCTGACGCAGTTTTGCAATTTGCTTTTGTGTAGCAGGAGTAAAGTTATCCATCGCAAAATGATTAAACTCACTATCTGTCATTTTGGCTAATTCATCTGGATGTTCAATTGCCGTGTGATAAGCCGCCATATTGTCAGCTTTAGTTGGGTTAGCAATCTTTCCAGCATAAGTTTGCACATCGTCATACTTATCTGGTGCGTACTGAGTAATAGCAGATTTCAAAGTTTCAGGCATGCTATTAAAGTCGCCATTATTTTGAATCAGGTATTGCTGGGCAGCTTGAACGGCATTCTCACCTTGTGTCTTGCGATCAGACATCATTTCAGTGTATTGACGTTTTCCTTCATCCAATGCCGCTTTAAGGGTTAATGGATCAGGATTCGCGCCAAGTTGAGTGCGAATATTGTTTTCAATATCGTGAATTGATGGCAATGCTGGTGCGCCGCCACCCTTGTTGTACGCATTCATATTTTGCGCAACGTAATTGACGGTTTGATTATGGTTTGCTGGTGATTGATAGGTTTTAAGGGCATCTAACCAATTTCCATTAGGGCCAGCATCCTTAATCGCTTTATCCACATTGCTAGGGCCAGCGTTGTAAGCAGCCCAAGCTTTAGCCATATCACCAGAATAGTTCTTAGCCAGCGCAATAATGTAATCACTACCTACGCGTGCGCGTTCTTCAGGGCTATTGTCTTTAGCAGGAGTAACGCCATAACCAGGCTTCCAATTAGTACCATCCATGACTTGCATAGAACCTTTAGCCGTACCTTGGCCTTCAATATATGGCCCAATAGCATTGACGTTGCCTTTGCTTTCAGTTTGCTTGGTAATCTGTTGTACGCGAGTCGTATCGTCTGGCGTAAAAGCTGTTGCATAAGTATTGATCGCGTTTTGTGCTGTCGATGTCGCCAAGCGACCACGCATATCAGAAGTGACTAAACCTGTTGCTTTAAGTAAATCATGCGCATCCATCTGATCTTTGTATTGATTGATGTACTGATTTGCATACTGAGGATTGTTGTTTTGCAATGCTGCCTCAATTACCCCAGCATGAATTTTGCTGGTCACGGCTTGCATTTGCGCTTCTACTAAATTAGCAGGCGTGCCATTGATCTGGCCTGTTTTCCAGACGGCTGCTTTTGCACTAGCAATATTTTGGTCAATCGTATCGGGGTTATTCCACGCTTTTTGCGCAGCATCACTAGCAAGATCAATCGTTCCTTTTTGGGTATCCAAACCAAACTGCTTGTACTCTTGCAATACATGACTTTGCAATTGACCATTAAATTGAGTAGATAGACCAGCCGCACTACGCGCAAAGACTTGACGTTGGGCTTCATTGGCTAAACCAGCAGAAGCACTATTGATCGTATCTTGCAGCTTTTGACCATACTGATCTACTAGCCCCTGGCCAGAATCATTCGGTTGAATAGCAGCTTGGCCTTTAATTCCAAGATAGCCTTGTGTGGGATCATAAGTAAGGGATTGTTGAGCAGCTTTGACATTGTTTAATGCCGCATCCACACGAACCTGATTGGCCATCATCTGTTCTTTGGCATCAGCATCAATGTTATTAGCACCCATTTGCATCAGGTTTTGACCCGAACGCTCTACGGTTTGACCAGCAATTTCACCTTGAGCTAATGCGCGTGGGCTTAACCCTTGAAGTTGTACTCCTGGTAATCCTTGAGCTTGAGCTTGAGGAGTGTCATACGTTGGTACAGTAGGCACTATTTACTCCTAAAACGACGTGCTGCCGTTATTGGCAGAGTTATAGGATCTCCAAGCATTTGACACCATTGGAGCGCTATTAACCAATGAACTTAGAGCAGCATTTCCAGGTCGAATGGAATTGCTAATGTTAGTTAATGCAGTTGCATTACTTTGAAAATCAGCCGCTTGAGTTTGATAGCCCCAAGCTTGTCGCATCGCATTATCTTGAATCGTTGCGGCATCACGATTACCCATCATTTTGGTACTAGCTAAGATGTCTGTTGCAGAACCTTCACCTAAATCAACGCCATTTGCTGCAAGATTGGCGCGTTGCATGCCAAAAGTTTGAGCGGTCTTAAGATCTTGATCTTGAACTTGTTGCTGGCCGACATTTTCTGCCGAGGTAGCTTTATCTTGCGCAAGAATGGCATTATTGGCAGCGATTGATGCCTGATAAGCGGTAGATTGTTTTTCAGCAGAAGATGTTTGATAGGCACCTATGCTACGCGTAACGGCGCCTAACCCTAAGACTCCTGCGTTCAGCGCATTCCCAGCATTTGAAGTACACATGAAAGCACCCTTAAAGTTTCATAAAGCATAGCGATCAGAATGTTCTTCTTGTACACCTATCGCACTGTTATATCACTCGCTAAAGCACATAAAGTCATGGGCAATGGGTCTGTTTGCTGAATAAAAATCGTTCCATCAAATCCCCATTCAGGTTCAATGACCAATGGAATCACTCCTGTAAAGAGCGCCGGTTGACTACCAGGCAAATCAGTATTAGCACGTTGTGTTGCATAGACTAAGTTGTTAGCATCAGGCCCTACAAAAATTCCACTAGAGCGATATAACCGTAACCAAACTTGATCGACGTTCTTTTGCAATGTTTCGCCAAATCCTGAATCAATTGTCAAAGCCGCTGGCAGGGTTTGTACTTGGCTGGTAATTGGTAAACCTACAATCACTTTAGTTGCAGGGTATGGCAAAGTAATTGTTCCAGTACCACTAACAACTTGAGATGGCACAGGAGCGCCATCAGCCAAAATATTAACTGTCATTCCTTCTAACCAAGTTAATCCAGAGATTGTGCTGACTTGATAGCTATTTGTCATCGCTACCGTACCAATTTCTTGGTTATTAGAAGGCGCCGTTAGTGTAAGTGTATTGGTATCAATAACACTGGCAACAGTATAGGTATTGCTAATCGTGGTATCGCTAAATGTAAAGTATTTGGAGTTACCAACAGATAATCCGTGATTTGGAATGATGCAAGTTAATGTTGTTCCTTGCCATGAATAGGTTCCTGGTAAGAAATTTGCTGATCCGCTATCGACAAAAAACGCATCACTAGCCGTATTAAAGTACCGTGTATGCAAGCGCTCAATATAGCGACGCGTTACTCCTGCAATGACGCGATTGACCACAATGTAGAGCATATCTTCAGCAGCTAAAGTTCCTGCTGGTTGTTCGGTAATCACACAAGCCGATTCTACAAATCCAGAAAAGTCATGATGGTGCCAGGCAGCGACTTGTTGTTCAGGTACATAAGTCATGGAAACTAAAGTTCCATTACTCGATACACAATGCAGCATTGGGTAAGGGGCGCGACTAAAAGTCATATCAACGATATTGTTGTAATCAAATAAGTGCGTTGACATCACACTAATATCATTGGTTTGATAGGCTTGTGATTGCCAGCTATAAGTCATTTCTCGAATGCGAGAGCCGCGAGATTGACTAAATAAAATAGTATTGCCCACAATAATTGGCTGAACATTGCTGCATCCAATGTAGCTTTGAGGCTGCACAGTTAAGTTCCCGGCCCATAAAGCATTACCGTCAGACGATACAACCCGCCATTCGCAAGAAGGCGTAAGCATTACCAAGTTTGAAACAGGGACTAAGTGACTAATACCAGAAGCTTCACGCGCAGCAATCTTAAATGACACGCGATTCTGAGCTTGTACGGGTAGCGTATAAGTCATATTGGACTCAGTGCCACTCATCGTCATCCAGACGTTCTGAGGCTTATTGGTAGATCCTGCAAAGCAACGGCGTTGCTGGTAATAAGATACAGCGCCAGGGTAGTTTCCTACAGCATCATTAAAACCTGCATCCATAATTGGAGGAGTTTGAGCCGTATTCGGAGTAATGTTGTTATCAATAAAGCTAGTAGTTCCAGCGGCAGATTGACCAATGTAACCCCATAATCCATTGATATATTTATAGATGTTGTAACGCAATACTGAAGCACCTACTGGTGCAGTCCAACTAATCGTATTGACGTTTCCAAGAAGTGTTAAATCATTACTTACTGAACCCGTAACATTTGAAGCAATGGATTCTTGCAAGTCAGTAGTTTGAACGGTAGTGACTGCATACTGAAAAGGGAATGGGTTCCAGCTTGTTGTATGAGGAGTAGTAGCTGCAACTGAAGCGCCTGTTGGGCAATAGGTTGGTACGGAAAAGCTAGGTTGCGTCCAAGTCCAGCTTGTAGCGCCTAATCGACGTAACTCTGCAACGGGGTAATTAGGATGTACTAGAGTCAATACATCAGCAGATTGCACATAATGAATACTCATTAAATCGGCTTGTGCGTAAGTATTGGTAATTTCGTAAGGTACGCCACCAGATAAGAGATTTCCAGCTTGTGTATGAAAACGAAAATAACCAGCGCCCACTTCAATGCACATGGTTTGATTAAATGAATAAGTAAAAGGAATTAAGCGCACTGCATTGGCGCTATTTTTTACTTCCGATACATATTCCGTACCTGGTCTATTCTCAATGGGGCCATGAGGCAATACAAAAGCGTTACGACATACTGCCACCCCGCTTTGATATTTCTGTAAATCCACGCGGCCATACATGTCAGGGGATATTTCTCCCCCAGCAAACGATCTGTCAGTAGCTTTTTCGCCCATTATCTGTTCACAATCCAGTCAACGCTAGTAGCAGGTTTCTCACGGCGTTGGTTTGCATCAGAAGATGTTGCCAACCCTAGGAACGCTTCAAATTTCTTAAGGCAATCCGCTTGCACTGCCCTACCTTCACTACCTTTAATAACTGGGCCAGCCAATTTTGAACCGAGTAACCAAGTCAAACATTCAATAAAAAGTGGTGAAAACTGCGTAGTATCAGTGACTTTTCCGGTATATCGCAAAACAGCATTTGGCTGATTTGTATAAATCACAGAATTTCCTGAACTATCTGTTTCTACCGTAAATGGCTGAGGCGTATAGATGCCGACGTTGTAGTTATATGATCCTGAGATATTTCCATACTGCGCTAGCCCTGCACTGTAATCATCCGTTGCCGCCGGATCTAAGATCGATAAAAAGTTAATTACATCGCTTGGCGTGTCATACGCATAAGACCAAGGGCTTGGAGGAGTTTCAGCTAATAAAGCAGGAGAAACTCGCTTAGTACTAAATGCCCAAGTGTGCATTTCTAATAAAGAATCTCTAGCCATTGGGTAAAATCGTGCGCAATGCACTGCTTGAATACTGCCGCTTGGTGGACTAATTGAGGCTACGCTAGCCGTGTCACCTATGAGCGCTAAAGCGCCATTACAAATATCTGTTTCACTAGCCACATTACCACCTCATAAAAAGAACGGGGCCATCAGCCCCGTATAAAGTCCTGCTGAGGAAATTCCTAAATATTGAAATACTTACTCAGCGCTTAATGCTGCTGCGCCATCAGCTACTTCTTTTGCAGCTTCATCAGAAGCAGTTTGTGCATCTAAAACTTGTTGAACCAGATCACCGCGAGAAGGATCTGCATCCAATTCAGCTTTTAAAGCTGCTAAACGATCAGATAAAGCTGTCGCTTTTTCAACCAATGCTTGTTGTGCTGCTTGTTCTGCTTTATCAAATGCCGCAGTTGTTTTTTTCGTAACCCATTCAATTCCATCAACAGTAGGATCAGACAATTCACCTTCATAATCAAAGGTATCACCTGCATTTAACAAAGTACCTTCATGGAAAATCGTAGTTAGTGCGCGAGCTAAAGCCATTTTTAACACTCCAAAAGTAAAGACCAGCCCGAAGGCTGGTCATATTTCTTACGATACTGAGAAACCAGACGCAAACAATGTGTTGTTGCCTTTGTCTTGAACATCGCGTACAACAGCAGCAATCACAGAACCACCAGTCATTGTTCCAACTGTGGTGTACTGGAGAGCCATGTAGCGTTTAGCTGGTAATGGAGCAGCACGATCCAAGTGAATTGGGATCAAAGTACCGGCAGTTAATGAAGCGATTGGCAAAGCTGCTTCAAGCAGAATTTGCTCTACGTTTACAGAAATTGCAGCGTCATCTGCTAATACAAGT